ACATTTCCGCGTAGCGTTCCAGTGACGGATCAACAACCTCTACAATTACATCAGGTTGTTCGTTTAGGATAGTGGTGGTATTAACAATCGAGACAGGACACACGCGACTTACTACAATCCCGGCTAAAATACCGGCGGTCATAAAGATACTAACAATGCAGATGTTTAATCCCCACTCTCGCAGGAAGGAAACAACGGAATTCCGCCACGTTGGTTCAAAATCTCGATACATCGCAATCACCCACCATTAAGACACACGTTGATACCAACTATTAAAGGAAAACCCATATTTCTTTAACAGTTCGGTATCCTTTTTAAAATCTTTTGAAGTATTAAAAAAATCCTGTGCAGCCTCCCCCGGCCCCTTCCCCCATCCCGGTTGCACAGGATGTCCATTCAAGTTTGTATCCTCAACCACAAGATACTGTCCTCTTGTTACCTTGGGTGCCCATAACTGCAACTCTTTAAGTACATGAGGATAATGATGATCTGAGTCAAGTACCACCATCGTGCGAGCAATACCCGCTTCCATATGTTGCGCATACTCACCAACATCTTGGAAACTACTATCACCTTTCAGGTATTGAATACGAGGGTGTGTGGGGCGATTTAATGTATCCGACGTATCTATGGAAATTATCCACCCCTCACCTAACTGATCTAATACCATAGCCATAAACAATGCTGAACCCCCACACCAAGTTCCAGTCTCCACAATAATTTGTGGTTTATTGGTATAGATAATCTCTTGCAGAAGAATCAGGTCGGTCGGACTCTTGAGAACTTGATTTCCACACCAAGCGCCTTTTGACCATCCATGAGAATCATAAAACCATTTATGATAAGCTTCTGCTGGAGTCGTTGACATCTAATCATTCCTCTAAGAAAGGCTAAAAGTATGGGCAATAGCACAGGTACTATCGGCCATAATCTCACCGGCATTTACAGCAGTAGAACTAAGGTTCATTTACACCTTTCGGTATGCGCTACAATTTCGTCCATCGCAACCAAGGCTTGTGGCATACTCTCATAAAAAGCGGAAGTCAGGACGTAAGAATATGGTTTGTGAACTTCCAGTTTAGGTCCATATTCAATCAACCATTTATCAGCGGCAATTTTCCACTTTGGATCATTATAACCTCCCGTGGAGGCATGACCAAGATTAAGATCACAAGCAACCCCGAGTTTAAATCCCTTTTGCCACGCTCGATAGGACCAGTCCACATCGTACATGTGGAACGAATCACACATAACTTCATCGAAGGGGTGTTTTTCCAAGACTCCACGTTTACACGCAAGCCAGAATCCATCCAAGACATGAATACCACCCACTACCCTACCGGGAACTCCAAAGACCGACAAATTGTAGATTTGTACGGGCTTGAACCCATCGGGATATTGGAGGTATAGATGATCTTTTTGGCCATTAGTCGTCAATCGAAGGTTTTTACCACCTTTACTAATAGCTTCTTGTATTGCGGCAGAGAGATCGGCAGGAGATGTAATCGCCTTATCATAGATATGAGTCACCGTCATACCGGGATGAAGAAAATGTTTAGAGGGTACGCTACCCGGTCGTACACCAGCGATGATGCACTTATCGCCTTGAAACTGAAACCCCAATCCAATGTCTACCTGGGGAGGAGCGATATTGAGAACTTGGCCAAAAACGTGGTTAAGTCCCGCCGTGAACCACTGTGGACCAACCAGTTTATCAGCTCCCGCCCCACCAATGATATCAAATTTTTGCACGTGGGAGCGTATTTTTGATCCCACACAGGGACGAAGGGGAGCCGCATCGTCATGGGAGAGAATAACAATCTCTCCATGTGCGGACCTAAATCCTCGATTATATCCCTCCGCCATTGATTTAGCATCCGGAATACGGATAAGTTCCCAATTTTCCCCCGCGAGTACTTGTTCGTAAGCACTCTTGACTTGTTGATATTTGTTGTCGTCACGAGAGTTTATCAGGACTGAAAACATAATCAATATCCGAACGAACTTTACAGGAATGCTTTATAATCGCTGTCCCTTGACCGCACAAGCTTCAATTCTCCCTCAATGTGTAAGGTATAAACACAAAACCATCGACGGATATTTTCTCGTCCTCCGTCAGTTCTCCTTCATCCTCACTCTCTTCATCCTCTGGCACGTTAGCCCACCACTCATCAGTGAGAAAAGACTCATACATCTGCAATAAATCCCGGACAGAGATATCATTAACTTCTTTGCCCAGGTCCTCGAGAAATTTATCCCAGCTATTCACGTTTGCACAACTCCAGTCTCTTTGAAAAAATAGGAATAGGAATAAGAATAAAAACCGAAAGTCGTATTGACGGGGAAAGCATAACCCTCGAAAACGTCAGTTCTCCTTGAGACGTGGCTTTCACACAGCGGAAAATACGGCCTCCGGTTTAATTAACCTTACCACATAAATCGCTACCTGTCAAATATATTTTTATAATAGGACTAGAATAGTACTAGTCCAATTTTTACACACAGTCGGGAGGCGATAAGAGAAGGACCCACGCGGATGGGACCCAAAGTCAAAGGGTGGGACCGGGGTATGTCCCATAATACATGCCTTGCCATGCGTGAATGAACACATAAGCTTAACATAATATATATTATAAGTCTATATCTATGGGTTGTACACCCATGTTGCGAACCACAACCAATGGACCACGAATTGACGACTAGCAGCTAATAGGACTGATAACCATAACACTACACCCGTCCTTACTGCCCGCCACAGCGACGCAGACACACGATCTCCCCTCAAACCATACCAAAGTACCTCTGAGCTAGAGGGATGCGTCTGCGTTGACGTGACAGCCAAAGTGAACCGGAGCCAGGGTGAACCAAAGCCAGGTGTGAGGCTGCTCACACAGGACCCCCGAATCCGGCGCCACGCACCCTCATTTTCAGGCCAATCCCCTATATATAAAGATATACGTGACATTCCATGGACTAAGTCTAGTAAAATCAAGAGCTTCTGGAGTTATTACCCCTGAATTCCATGTGAATTCCATGATCATGTAATTCACGGCCCTCTCATGTAATTCATCCACCATAGAATTCATATATATAATAATTCCAGAAGTACTTATTATATATATATTTAGTACATGTAGTTCTTTATAATGTATGTATAGGGAAAACAGGGTCAATTCTAAACTGATTACAAGTGTAATTTATCAGATTCTTGTGGTTAGTCCACTACTTAGTCCATGTGGCAGATCGCCTCACCTATATGTTGCTCTGCCACACAGGGATATTACTTACGACAATTTGACCGTGTGGCAGATCGCCACATATGAGTCTTACTGTATCACTGCAATCTTTGCACCCGACTTGACACACTGATATTCATCATGTATCATGTGTGCATGACAGGGCGACTGGTGGTCGGAGGATTTTTCCGACGTAGATATCTTTACGGTCCGTTTGCCTTTTTTGGAACATGGTGTATATTGATGTAGTGTTCTCTCTCTCTCTCCCTTCCCTCCCGCCCTCGTGCTTCTGCTCGCAAGCGGCACGGGGGTTTACTTACGACAATGTGTCGTGATGTTTGTTGTGGATGCCTTTGTTGGAGATTATATGACGTTGAACGAATTGCTAGCTAAGATTGGAATCAAGACGTTGAATGAACTACTTAAACTGCTGGCACCTGCTCTAACGCAGCGGGCAATTGAGCTGTTCACTGCTGGGGAGGTGCGGGCGGCGGGCAACACCCGCAAACTTGCCGCGGTAATCGCCAAGCTTGTCGATTAGTGTTTCCGTTACTGCGCTCCACCAGGAGCGCGGTTGCTGCAACACTAGCAGAGAAAAGAGAGTGACCGTGGAAATTTATGTGGTGAAAATGGTATTTACAAACCCCATCACGGGGTTGCTTCGATTTATCGAAGTGAAGCTTGAGGCGGAGTCCCTGGGGGCAGCGGAATGCTTGGCACGACGTACCTTGGAGGATGCCGTAGCTCATCCGTCATTACTAGCCATCATTGACTAGGAGAGCACGTGTCGCAGTGGCAAGTTTTTTCGGGCGGCCATTGGTGGAATACGACCGCAGAGGGTGCGGCGTTTCATGCCACCTATGGGCATCTTGTTCGATTGATTTAGTGTTTCGATTTCCACCGCCCTGGTGAGGCGGCGGATACCGCAACACTGATAGGAAAGAGATTGTGCCGTTGCAAATTCCTTCACAATTGGTGCCTCCACCCAGCGGTCCCGGCGGTCCCGCCGGCGGCCCCGGTGATCTCGCCCCCAGCGGCCCCGGCGGCCCCGCAGGCGGTGCACTCGGCCCGCCCAATGGCCCCGGCGGATTCGGCCCCCCACCTACAGTAGACGGGCTTATCCCCTGCGCGGACTGTGGGCGGTCTTTTAATCCGGGGGATAGTATTGTGTTCGCCGGCGAGCATGTTTGCCCCAACTGTCGGATATCGTGTGAGACATGTTCTGCTCATTTTCGTGCTTTCGATTCAACCAGTTATGTCAGGGCATACGATAGCTATCGTCGTACCAATCGACAGTTGTTGCCTTATTGTGAAATACACACTTTTGTGTGTGCTGATTGCAACACTCGATTTGCCGACGATATGACCAGTTACTATAACTCTCATAATGAGCGCATTTGTCAAGACTGCACAGATAACTACACTAACTGCGAAGAGTGTGGGAATATCATTCACCAAAATGATGTGTATAGTTACCGGTGCAATGCGTTTTGTTCATCATGCTATGATGAAATAGTATGTGAAGAAGAAAACGAAAATATTCGCCTTATCCATGACTATGATTATAAGCCAGAGTCTGAATTCCACGTTGTCGATTGTGAAGAAAAACATGAAGATACCTTATATTTTGGGATTGAATTAGAGGTAGATTATGGAGGGGAAACAGATGAAGGCGTGGAAACTGCAAATTTGAGTGAATTGTATTACTGTAAACATGATGGTAGTTTGGACAACGGCTTTGAAATAGTCTCCCATCCGGCCACGTGGCGATATTGGTTAGCAGCTGATCTAACCTGGATGAAACGGTTGAAATCGGCAGATTACAAATCCTATAACACCAAAACATGCGGTATGCACATTCACGTTAGCCGCAAAGCGCTCAGTGAATTAGATATCTTGAAGTTGGTAGAGTTTTTTAAACGTAATCAAGCGTTCATCATCTACATGTCGCGACGATTGCCAAGCCTCCTGCGACAGTGGGCGCAGGTTGATGAGTCTTGTCGGACCAATATATTGCGCAAAATTAAGCGCAAATTGGGCGATGACCGATATCGGGCGATTAATATTCGCCCCACCACTACAATTGAATTTCGCATTTTTCGCGGTACTCTGGATGCGCAGGCGTTCCTGCGTAATTTGGCGTTTATCCGATCACTAATCGCTTTCGTTAAACGTAGTAAGTTGCCACAAATGACGCACGCTGATTATCTGAGATACTTGCGCTCCCACGCAAACCAAGTGTTGGAAAATGAGCAGATTGCTCTACAGTTGATTGCGTGGGTGACGGGGTTTAACGAAAGAGGAAACCACTAATGTGCATAATGATAGTACAACCGAAAGGTGTGGGCAAAATACCTGACGCCACGCTCCGCAATTGTTGGCGTGGCAATCACGATGGGGCGGGGTATATGTTTGCCACCGGGGGTAAACTGATTGTGCGTAAGCCATTCTTTAGGCTCAGGGGGTTACTGCAAGCATATGGTGCGGACTATGCTGTTTACGGTGGACTATCACCATTCGTTTTACACTTCCGTTGGGCAACGCACGGCAGTCGGACAACGAGCAATACGCATCCGCATGACGTTATACCTGACACCGTAGCATTAGTGCATAATGGGATATTACCTGCAGCTATCCCTGTTGGTGAAGATATTTCGGACACAGTGTGGTTTATTCGCGAATATCTATCGGGATTGCCGGTAGATAAATTGATGAGTAGAAGATGGAAGTATAAATTAGGTAAGGTTATCGGTCCTTCCAACAAATTTGCGATGATGGATTATCGTGGGCGAGTATCTATCGTTAATCAAAATATGGGGGAATGGGATAGCGGCGTGTGGTATAGTAACTCTGGTTATCGTGAGTCGCTGATTTACGCCCCTTTAACTACTCAAGCCTGGCTAAGCAAATGGGCAGATGCTCCAGAGCATCGAGTATACGACGACCACCAGCAAACAAACAATCGTTGCTTATATGGGGAATCATTTGGCGATATGGAGGATCAAGAACTACGGGACCTGGACGAGGCATTTGCTCAGCACATTGCAAAGTAGCGAGAGGTAACATGATATCCTGTGCAAGCTATTTGCGAAAAGTACTTGATCCTTCTAGCCTTACTAGAGTCACTCGTCAGATAGCTAAAGTATTGAACAACCAACAATTTGATGCGATAGCGATATCCGGATTAAGTGGATTATTAGTTGGTCCAGTCGTATCGGTAACAATGAAAAAACCTTTAGTGGTAGTACGCAAAGATGAAACCAGCCATTCGTCTTATGAAATCGAAACCAGTTTGCCGAACGGGGTGACGTGGAACTATATCATTCTTGATGATTTAATTTGTCTTGGCCATACAGTGGAACGAATCATTAGCACTATCGGAAGACAATTCTCACAAACTAAGTGCGTTGGTATCGTATTATATCACGCCTGTTGTATCAATAAATGGGTCCGAAATTCTGATGAATCCTTCCCCGTGTTTGATGCAACGTAGTAAACTTAACTCAGAGGTATGAAAATGACGCGTAGAGATTATGTTATGATTGCGGGAGCAATCAATCGTGCTGTGCAATGCGGGCGCAACCTGGACACACCAGACCGGCAGCAAGCAGCCGACGTAGTACTTCAGCTTACCATTGCCGAACTAGGTTATGTGTTTAGTCAAGATAGCGAACGGTTTGACCGTGAGCGATTTGAGAATGCTTGCCGCAAAAATATACGCATTGGCGTAAGAGACGAATAGGAGATAATCGTGCAGCGTTATTGGTGGACCTACAAAAACGAAAAAGTGTTGGATAGAGGAATAGCTAAAACTTTTAGAGGCATCGACCGCAGAGCGATGAGAGTTCATCGGTGTGGCGCAAATTTGATGTATACTTACAGCAAAGAAGATAGGGAAGCGTGCATCCGCGAAATGGGTTTAATAGAGGTAAAAAATGTCGCCGATTAAGGTATCTAAAGTGGGCAAGCCTATTTGGCGTGAGTCAGAGCGCGAATACGCGGGCCGGGCAATAGTGGTGGGACTAGAACCGCTAAGTATTTGCTTCCGTCTCGCCGGTTGCCGACAAGTGGTCCGCCTGCCCATTGGACTGGCTTATGAGCGGGCTTGTCAGCTTGAAGCAAATCACGTTAAACCAAAGCGCGTGCGGCGGACCTTCAGACGTGGCGCATTAGCCTTCCAATAATAACCGACCGCTATTGGGTGTTATCGGACGAGCAATCCGGGCAATCCGGGTATTTTGTTTGCTTTTCGTCTGAAATAGGGTAAGGTTAATTAAACCCGTATAGGTAAGCAATGAAATCTGGAACATGTAACTGGAGTAGTGCAAAGCAACAAGGGCATAACCCAAAGGACACAAAGGCCACTCAAATTTGGGCGGGTATTCAGGAAATGGAATTGAATAATCGCAGATCAGCATTGCGTGAAAGTCGCCGATCTTCAACGCGAATAGCGCGTTCTTTTTGTCAGCGTTTGGAAGATGGGTTTGAGATGCTACACCCCGATAATGGAAATGATCCGGCTTAATTTATGACAAAACCCCCGCCTCCATTACCTAAATCTTTGCCCCCACTACCAATTGTAATCCCCACACTAAAGATGTGGACGGAGGTATTGCAGCAAGCCGATTATCCCAAAACAGTGATTGTCTTGGATTTTGAGACGTACTATGATACTGAGTATTCGATGGGGCCAAAAAGACTGTCCACTATTGAATACATACAAGATAAACGGTTTGAGATATTGGGCGTTGGTTTATTGACGATGAAGGCGGATTATCCATTCAAAGAATACGAACAGGGAAGCAAATTTTGGTCCCATAATTTAGGGATGATAGTTACTTTACAGGATTTGTACGGGCAAAATTTGGAGCGTTGCACTGTTGTGGTGCAGAATGCAATTTTTGATGCGGGTATACTCGCTTACCGTTATGGTATTTATCCGCCCTATATCATTGACACCTTATCCCTTGCTCGTCATTGGTGTGCGCGTTCCAAACACGGGTTAGCCGATCTTTGCAAACAATGGGGGTTGAAAGACAAGGGAGATACGAAAGAATTTGCCGGGTTATCCGCCAAGTTTCGATTCGTGCGACAGAAGAATAACAAACCGCCCATACGAATTGCTCCATCCGCTTCGACCGCCCCTATCTGGGTAAATCTAGCTCGCTATTGTGAGAACGATATCGCCCGTACATGGGAAGTTTTTACATTGCTCTTGCCTCGATTGTCTAATCCTCACGTGGAATTGCCGCTAATGCAGCGAACATTAGAGCTATTCACAAAACCACAGTTGGAATTTGATTCAATCAAAGCAGAGATTCTAGAACGGCAAATACGGGGGGAGATGAATGCAGATTTAGAGGCGGTGAGCGCATCGCAAAAAGAAATTTCTGGGACGATAAGTTTTGATAGGCTTATGACTAAAGCTCTAGAGGATGCTGGGGAATCCCCTCTTAATTACATGAAAACAGGCAAGAAGGGTATGCTGCTGGCTTTAGCCAAAGGGGATGAGGGTCGAAAAAAGTTATTGACTCACTATAATGAACGGGTGAGAAACCTAATTAAAGCTCGTTTATCAGTTAAGAGTTGGCCATTGCATATATCTCGTATTGATAATATGCAGTTTCAAGCGATAGCGGCAAAAGGTAAACTTCCCATTGCTCTTAAATACTATGGAGCACATACCGGGCGTTGGAGTGGTGGGGAAAAAATTAACCCACAAAATCTCGGAGGCAAAGGTGACAACTACCTCATCAACGGAATACGCAAACTCATTATCGCTCCCGAAGGATATAAGCTCGTCATTGCGGATGCTGCTCAGATTGAGGCTCGCGTGCTTGCCTGGCTTGCCGGGCAAGATGATTTGGTGGAACAATTCAGGCAGAACATTGACGCATATTCGGCCCTCGCCTCGAAGGTATTGGGGAAAACTGTAAGAAAAGCCAAAGACGGGGAACTAGATTATGAGGAAATGAAAGAAGCCCGTGGCTTCGGCAAAGTGGGCGTACTCGGCTGTGGCTATGGTATGGGTGCGGAGCAAATGAAAATCTACGCCGCCACCCCACCATTCAATTTAGAATTGACCGACGGAATGGCTCGGCGGATAGTTGATAGCTACCGCAAAACTAACCCAATGATTACCCTATTCTGGCAAGATATCGAAGATGCCTTTAGATTTACTGCCCATTGGGGTAGACCCGGCAAGTTGCGAAATTTAGCCTTTTCTGGTACAAAAGAATGCCATGTACAGATTACCTTACCTAGTGGGCGAATGCTTTATTACCATAAAGTAAGACTAGTGAATAATGGTATTGAAGTGTGGAACGATTTGCATAATAAATGGGAGTATACCTGGGGCGGTTCGCTGACAGAAAATGTGGTACAGGCTATCGCGAGGGACATACTTGCAGAATCATGGTTACGATTGGAAGCTGCTGGCATCCACGTTGCCTTGACTGTTCACGACGAATTAGTATCGGTTATACCCGAAACTCAAACCCAACACGCGTTACAAGCGTCCCTCTTTAGTTTAAGTGCGCCCCCCATATGGGCAAAAGACTTGCCACTCTCGGCAGAAGGTAAGATCGCGGATAGGTATGGCGAACATTAAATATGACCCATCAATTTAATATTGCGGATGCCCTGGATTTACCAATATCCAATCGGTTCGCCGATCTGGTATTTTACTTCCCACCTTATGAAGATGCGAGAACATACGACATACAGTTTTCTACACGCGGAGAATATTGGGTTGCTTGGGCTAAAGACCGATTTCTGGAATCGCTACGTATTTGCAAGGGACTTGTAGTATGGGTAGTCGAGGGTAAAACCCGCGATTTCCGTTGGTCCGCGACACCGGCTTTGCTAACGGCCGATTTACATAGAGCTGGCGTGCGCCTCCGTAAACCTCCCGTGTTTCATCGTGTTGGAATTCCTGGTAGTGGTGGTCCTGATTGGCTGCGGAACGATTATGAATTCATCGTGTGTGCAACCAATAGTGGAAAGTTACCGTGGTCTGACAATGTAGCAATGGGTAAACCGTGTGGTTATCCGCCTGGCGGGGTAATGAGCAATCGTACACAAGATGGGCAGAGATGTCTTGCGGAGTTTTTCATCCGCTCATTTTGCCCACCCGGTGGGATTGTGATTGATCCTTTCAGCGGATCAGATACTACGGTTTGTGTTGCTGAGAAGTGGGGACGAAGCGGCTATGGATTCGATATCAGGCAATCACAGGTAGACTTAGGATATCGGTGTTTGGCCGAAGTGAAAGTCGAGGCAACATGAACTACATCGGAATTGACCCCGGTCGTAAGGGAGCTATTGGCTTTATCTCAGATGAGGGAACGATTATAAAAGTCTGGGATATGCCCCCAGAACAAAATCGGGGTATTGATTTAAGTGAGTGGGCAATTATCTTCGGTGATCTCTATAATAAGCATGTGAAAATCGCCCTCGAATGGAATCAGGGTAGACCACACGATGTGCCGGACTTCGCTTTTCGCTTTGGCCTACAGACTGGACAGATTGACGGCTGGCTCAAGGCCAAAGGTTACGATGTTGTTCACCTTAGCCCACAGCGATGGAAACCTTATTTTGGCTTGCCTGGCAAACAGGATGATCCACATAGTATAGTTGGTTGCGAATTATTCGACCGATGTTATCCAACAAGTGGGCATTTAGTTGTAGGACCGCGCGGAGGAATTCTTGACGGCAGACTCGACGCCCTATTGATTGCCCATTACCTTCGCACGATAGACCAGTCTCCCGTTGGCAATAAAGGCGGAAAGCGTAAACCCCGATTTTTAGGAATGACCAATGATTGAAATTGATTATGAGTTGAAGCACTTGATGGATAATGTGAGATTTTGGACAGTATTTCCTAACTACAAAGACACTAAAACAGATAGTAATTCTGAGACGTGTCTTAAAGAAGCTGTGGATAAATTAGTACGCCGCATCTGTGATTTAAGTTATTCTTGGAATTGGACATCGCCCGAATTCTCTGGAATGAAGTTGTAAATGAAAACAATAGCTTACGATCCCCCGATTGTTACATTCGATGATGATGGAATTCGTCCCAATGGAAAATCTGCTGAATGCCTTTATTGTAATCAAAAAATCGGACAAAAGCATACATATGATTGTGTGACGTTTACGAAAAAGTTCGTCTGCGATATATTTTCAATGTGGAGGTTGAAGTTCCGCATTTTTGGAATAAGCAAGACATTCAATTTCACTATAATGATAGTAGTTGGTGTGCTGATAATGCCGTAGATGATATTAATTCACAATTGAAAGATGACATTGCGTGCTTATGTCAGTTTTTTAAATGTGAATTTGTGGAAGAAATATAGAAAAGGACATATGCAAACAGATGTGTTTAATAAACCGTCGGCGTGGAAGGGATTGGAAACTAAATACAAGAAGTATTTACCGGATGGATTTGATCCGCGCATTATTGTTGAAATTGGCGTTGACTACGGATATTCATTCTTCCACTTTGCAAAAGATTGGCCATTAACTTTGGTGATGGGAATCGACTGGTATGGTCCATCCGCTCTTCACAGCGATGCAGAGGTGTGGGTTAAATCCCATTTGCCGGAATTTCCTAATACTCAACTAATTGTAGGTGATAGTCGTAAAGCCGCACAAGAGTGGAAAATACCGATTGATCTCCTACACATTGACGCTATCCACGATTACGAGAATCTCAGGGTTGACTTCACCGCTTGGGAGCCGCACGTGCGTCCCGGTGGAGTAGTCATGTTCCACGACGTTATATCTTTCCCGGATATGGCATGTTTTTTTTGGGAAATTCCGGGGCATAAAGAATTGATACAAGAACATCATGGATTAGGTTACTGGTTTAAACCAATGGAAAATAAATGACAATAACTGATTTGGTGCGACAGACTTTAGTGGATTTGAAAAAGCCTGTTGTAATGACTGAAGAGATCGTAGAGAAATTACAACAAGAGATGATATATCATCCAGAAATTAAAAATTCTGCGAGGCTGCTATTAAAATTTATTAGCCAACTTATTGAGGTATAATGTATCACCTTTCCGCTTCAAGCATCGCTACACTAAAGAATTGTCCACAAGCTTTCCGTCTCAAGTACCGAGAGGGCTTACGTCCTATTGAAGATACTGAGAGTCAGCGAGTTGGAACTAATTGGCATACGTTACATGAGATTTATGCTTCTGCTTTGGCTGGAAATTGGCAGAAGATCAGCGACCAATCAATTGGTGGAAGTAAGGGTTCTCAGTGGATCGGAGAATATTGTACGTCGGAACGTGCTCTTGAATGTGTTATTGAACATCTAAATAAGCAATACGCAGGTAAACCCGCCAACAAGACAAAGCAAGAATGGATGTTAGAGCGGCAGATTCTCTTGACCAGTTTCATTGGATATCTATGGTATTATCAAAATGATCTGATTGAGGTACTGGCCAGTGAGATTCCATTTGAATTACCCCTTCGCGTACCTAACCTCAACTGTTATCTGCCTACTACCGAAGTTATGCGAGTTGGTAAGATCGACCACATTGTTAAATGGAAAAACATGATTGGCACTATGGAACGTAAAAGCACTGTTCGCTCCATTGCCAGTGATAGCGACTATTGGGATAAGAGTCAGAAAGATACGCAAATTAGCATGTATGCTTTGGCATTCCACGATTCAGTAGAACTTGAAGGCAATGACATTTACAGTGCTTTTGGCATAGAGTTTAGCGAAGCATCACGAATTGGCGGTGCGACTATAGGTACAACTCTTTATGATGTGTGGCATCGGCCCACGATCAAACCCGCGATGCTTACTCAAAAAGATACCGCTGAATTTATTAGGACTGGTGAATATTTTGGACAGAAGTTTGAGGTAAATGTCGCGGATAATTCCGTGTGGGTAAATAAATCCGATGTATGTGAAACCGAACAAGGTAAAAAAGGTTTTGCCATCCGTGAGACTGTAGAAATGTTCGGTGCTCGACTCCTGGCTGATATTCAATCTCGTTCCGATTTCTATTTCCAGCGACGAGAGATTGTCCGCACTGATGATGAGTTGAAGCGGTTTGAAAGTGAATTGTACAACATCTATCAAGCTATGAAGATGTTTGAAAAAAATAAATGCTGGTTTGAAAACGAAAACCATTGTCGAGCTACCTACCGATGTGAATATATACCCATTTGTTATGGTTGTCGAGCTGCTACTGTATGCGATGATAAGACAACGCCTGATGGATTTAAGCGTCGGTTAGTTGATATGAAACAAAACGAGGTGGTTGCCGATGAGTAATGAAGCTGGTAAGGGGGGTCTTTACAGACCATGCGATTGGAAAAAATACGGGGAAAATTTTGAAAGGATATTCAGGAAAGAACATGCTCAAACCACCAATTCTACCGCCAAGAGTAATGCAACCAGTACGACAGCCACAAAAAGCCAAAACATTCAACATCAAGCCGTGGACTGATGAGGGCCAGGGTACAAAAATCCTGATTTACTCTGAGTCTGGCATGGGCAAGACTACGCTTGCCAGTATGGCTCCCGGAGCTGTTTTCATTGGTGCAGATGATGGCGGGCGCATGATTATTAATCCGGTGACGCATAAACCAATACAGGCGATTGGAGGTGTTCAGACGTTCCAAGATGTACGGGATGCCTTACGGCAGTGGGAATTGTTTAAACCGAATGATACTCTTGTTGTGGATACAATTACATTCGTTGAAAAGTGGGCTGAGGCGTATATCTTTGAGCATGTAAAAACGGATCAAGGGCAGACCGCCTCGAACATTGAGGATTACGGTTATGGTAAGGGGTATAAACATCTACTTGACGCTATGCGGCTGCTGATCTCCGACATGGAACCATTGGTACGGCAGGGTACGAATATTTTGCTCTTGGCGCAACAGAGTCAAACCACCGTCGCTAATCTTGAAGGCACGGACTACTTGCAAGATGGGCCAAAACTTGCGGCAGGTAAGTCATATAGTGTTCGCACAGAGTTTATTGAGTGGGTAGATCACGTTTTTCGCATCGGTCATCCACCTGTGAGCGTGGCTAAAACCAACAAAAAAGCCGCAAGAGGTAAAGTCAGTGGGTCAACAGAAAGGATGATTTATACAGAAAAAGAATTGTACTATGTGGCAAAGAACCGGATGCAGGGTAAACTTCCACCGGTTGTGACGTTTGCCGAACCCGCAGATGATAGTATCTGGCAGTTTGTTTTTGGAAAAAAGGAACAGATATGATAAAAAAGTTGTGGACAATAGTGTCCGATGTTGCGGGTTATCCTCTTATTGTGGTGGGTAAAGATGAAATGGAAGCCGCTCGCAACTATAAGGCGCATATCGCGGAGGCGTATTCAGACGGTGAAATTATTCTTAGGCCAAGAGACATAATGATAAATACTATAATTCGCGGAAAGGCGGTGCTAGTTTGATTATTCCACGAAATACATTTATTTTAGTACGATTGTTAGAAAAGCAAGAAGAAAAGATCGGTAATATCACTGTGCCAGGTTACAATGATCTTTTTTGTGAGGGTGAAATTCTCGCTGTTGGTCCTGGCACTGTGTCTGCCGCAGGGGGCGTGAGTGAGACATTCGATCTCAAGGTTGGTCAACGAGTATATGTCCAGCATATGCGACAAGCTTTTGGTCCAACGGGCAGACAAAATCAATTGGATGGATATCGCATCGTTCTAGACGGCGAAGCTGTTTACCTGTTTGAACAGATAAATATCCTCGCTGTATTAGCGGAAATTTCGACTATCAACATCCGTCCTCGGGATGGTACGTTGAAGAACTTTAACTAAATATAGGAGCTTTGAACTATGGCTAAGATTGATCGCGCTGGTTGGTATCGTGGTGAGATTCTGGAATCTCACGTCGGACTATCTTCGGGTAGTTTTCCACAAGCCGTGTTGAAATTGTCGGCGGAGGAAAAGTTTGTAGATAATCAGGTGGAAAAAGAACACTTCAAACTTGAGACTGATGGCTGGGTTGATTGGTCCAGTTTTGAGGAGACTATTATCGGATATCTTATTTTGTTTAAGGATACAGATAATTTTTCTCCTGAAACTCAGTTATTTCATTATGACCAGTTGAAAATAGCCGCGGGTTGGAGTGGTTTAGATTTTGATGAACTCGAAAATTTGGCGGGGAAAAAAATTCTGTTTCGGGTTGATGAAGAAGAATACAAGGGCAAACCCAAACTGAAGGTTAATTGGATTGACCATATTGATGCGGAGCCATCACAACAGCTCAAGTCTCTTGATTCAGACGCAATCAAGGTTCTCAATGGCAAATTGCGATTTGCTAAAACCACAAAGGCGGTGAGTGCGAAAACAAACCCTACCCCGGCAGCGCCTACGACCTCAACTCCTGTCGCTATCACCAAAAAACCTTTCGCCGGTAAGAGTGGCGCTCAAGAAAAAATCGCCAAAGTGCAGGCGGAAATGGCTGCCAAGCGTAAAGTTATTGCCGATAAGGATACTGATGGATATACTAAGGATGATGCGTGGAATGATATCCAAGAAAAGAAAGGTGAGACAGACGATAGTGAAATTAATGACGCGTGGATCGCAGCATGTAATGAGATTAGTGGAGATGGAAATAAACCGGAAGAGGAATACACACCTACAGAATGGGCGAAAATTCGTGATGTTGTAATTAGGGATTTAGTTCTTTGAGGAGCTTGAAATTATCGGACAATTTTGAACTACGCGGATTGGGCGTGAATATAATTTAATCCGGTGTTGCTCGCACTGTAAAACGAGCCGATGGACGCATCCCGCGTGAGTGGGTGCATAGGACTGGTCATCTAACGATAGGACCCCTTGATGAGATAGGGGAACGCAGGTTTAACTCCTACCCAGTCCATTATAAATGCCGCAAAACATCTTAACAACTACGGTCCAAAAACTGCTGGCCCAACTTGCACCTAGTCGTGTGGATGATCGCGATAGTTGGCTCAAGATAGGTATGGCAATCCACAAAGTTTTTAACGGGGGGGAAGATGGTTTACCAATTTGGATTGAATGGTCAAGACAGAGTTGCAAGTTTATAGATGGTGAATGCGAAAAAAAGTGGCAGGAATTCGATTGTAATAAAGCTAATGTAGTAAATCTTGGAACAATCCGAGCTTTTGCAAAAGCGGATAATCTATTATCGCGGGATGATCCTTCAGTTGAGAAATTGCCCGTCGCGAAGGAAATTTCCCCCCCAAAAAAAGACGGATCAATCGCCAAACTACCCGCAAGAGTGATTATAAATCTTAATACCCTACTCAAAAAAGGTTTAAAGATACCGATTCAAACTCTGGATGAATTAATTACCGGAGTGAGATTGAGGGAAGTTGCTAGGTGGTTCTACCATGATAGAGATGGTAATGAAATATTGTGTGTTATTCGTTTTGAGAATTCAGAAGGGAAGAAAACTTACCGACAATTAACTAAAGTGGGTATAGATTGGCGTTGGGGTGGGATAGATTCACGGTGTCCGCTCTATAATCTGCCAACAATTATAGTCAATTCCGACGAACCTATTATTGTCTGTGAGGGCGAAAAAGCCGTTGATGCCGCAGTAAGTTTGGGTTATGTCAATGCCACAACTTCCTGTCAAGGGGCACAATCTCCCGGCAAGACAGATTGGACACCGCTCGCGGGACGAATAGTATATATCCTGCCCGACAATGACAAACCCGGCAAAGAATATGCGGCACGTGTTGTTCGTATCTTGACCGCTCTCAATCCGCCAGCTCAAGTCAAGATCGTGACGATCCCCAACCTTTCAGATGGGGGTGATGTTTACGATTTTGTGCAAATGGGCGGTACGCGAGAACAACTGGATAAGATCATAGCAACCCCCGCCCAATCGCCAGTCATCCCCCGCAAACGCTGGGAAACTATACGGGGGTGCGACTTAGAGATCGAGCCTATTGAGTGGCTTTGGCAGGACAGACTTCAGGCGGGAGCTTTAAATCTTATCGTCGGTTACCCGAACGAAGGTAAGTCAATCATGGTGGAAGGTGACTTCGCCGCCCGCGTCACCCTAGGCAAACCCTGGCCAGACGGTTCACCGTGCAAACAAGGCGACGTGTTAATTCTAGCTAACGAGGATTCTAAAACACAGATGCTTCTACCGCGCTTCAAAGCGGCAGGCGGTGACGATACAAGAGTGATTTATGGCGGCAATGTATACGTACCTTGCCGCGACGGAGCAGATAAACCGCGTAATTTTCGCATCGTTGATCTGGATTTGATGGAAGAGGAATTAATCAATAATCCTCAGTGTAACTTAGTTATCGTTGATCCGATTACTGATTATGCAGAAGGGGATGTTGACGAAAAAAGTAATATAGCGATTCGTAACATCTTACAACCGATTAACGCATTAGCTGAGAAGTACAAACGAACCATAGTTGCCGTCCATCATCGACGTAAAGCAGGCAGCAATCGAGCGGCGGATGTAGTCCACGGGTCGATAGGTTATGTTGGTGTGAGCCGCACTGTGTGGCTTTTAGTTGCCGATCCAGACAATGAAGATAGGCGTAAATTTCTTCCTGTTAAAATCAATGCGGTAAAACGACCGAAGGGTTGGGCCTTCAATTTTCGGGGCGAGAGACAAGAAACATGGATCGAATGGGAAAATAAGCCGATTGATGGTACGGCAGATGACGAAGTTAAACGAGAACAAGAGATCGCCCGTAAACCCAAATCATCTGAAGCGGCGGATTGGTTGAAAGGCATACTTTCTAATGGACCAATGCGAGCCGCAGATATCGAAAAAGAGGGTCATCAGGCTGGTTTTAGCTGGTCTACTATTGGCCGTGCATCCGTAGCTTTAAATATAGACAAAGTACGTCAAGGTTTTGGTGCAGGAGGAGCATATACGTGGAATTTACCAACAACAGAGGATAAAAAAGATGAAAAAACAAACTAGAGAAAAAGTGCTCGTGGCATGGGTAAATTTCAATGATGGAACCAATCCAATGGAATTTCCACTTAAAACAGGTGGGAGGTTTATTCATCAAGAAAAATGGCTTATACTAACTAACGAGGCAAACACTAAATTGATTGCAGGTATTCGACAATCAGCCATCCGTAGTTATGGATTCTCGTGGAGGATTAAGTGACACGATTACCAACAGACAAGAATGAACGAAAAGAGCGGCCGATTACTCGTGGTGTATTGGATTACTTCCCCGATGCTATCGCGGAAGTCGCCCACGTAAGTTATATTGGCAATCAACAACACAACCCCGGTGAGGAAATGCACTGGGCGCGGGAAAAATCCTCCGACCACGCGGATTGTATCGCTCGTCATCTAGTTGAGCGGGGTGTAATCGACGACGATGGTTTACGTCATTCCGCTAAATGCGCGTGGCGAGCTTTAGCCCTACTACAAGAGGAAATAGAAGGGGACACAACATTGAAATATCCACACCCGAAATTACGGCGAGATCAACAACGACCAGAATTATTTGTCGCATCAGATGATCCATATGAACATGAAGCGAAGATGGAACAAGAAAAGGGACAAAAAGAAGTTCGGCAACACATAATGGACTCCATTAAGAATGGGGATGATCCAAAAAACTACCTTCCGAAATGTTCCGCCGCGATTCCATCTACGCATAAGTTAGAAGTTGATGGCTTCGACACCAGTATAATGGGTAGAATTAAGATGGGAATAATTAAAAATGAACCAATTACACCGGTTTGGACATTCAATTGGAAAGGTCAATACGTTTATGATGCTTTGGTTAAACTCGGTTGTAATTCGACTATTGCTACCGCTATTGCAAAAAGCACAACTTATTCAGATAAGGACGCATCTTGGGTCTATATTGCTGGACCAATGCGGGGATATGAAAAATCCAATTTTCCCGCTTTCGATTCCGCCTGTAGCACCTTCGTAAAAATGGGTTATAACGTCATTAGTCCGGCGGATATCGACCGCAATAGTGGGTATACTGAGACTATACCGCTGGAACAAACTATTGATCCAAAACCATTTGTTTATCGTGACTTCTTCGCTCTTTATTTTATTGCTCACCAGAAAGGTGGGGCTATTGTTATGTTACCTGGTTGGGAAAATTCTATAGGGGCATCAGCAGAATTTTGTTTGGCCCGATGGTTAGGATTGAAAATATATGCCGAGAACGGTTCATTTCTTCGATCTATAAACTACGGTGAGTTAAGTCGCGCTATCAGCCGTTTTCTTGTCGGATAAAAGGAAAATCAATGGCAAAAGTTTTGGTGATAGGTGATATCCATCTACCCGCCGTACATCCGGGGTATCTCTCATTTTGTAAGGATTTATACACCAAACACAAGTGCAACACCGTGGTATTTATTGGGGATGTTGTAGACTGGCATTCTGTTTCCTTCCATACAAAACATCCGGGGGCGAAAGGACCTATAGACGAATATGAGGCGGCTCAAGAAGCTGTGCAAATATGGGTGAAGGCTTTCCCGATTGCCACAGTATGTATAGGAAATCACGACGCCAGAATTATGCGATTGGCAGAATCTGTAAATATACCTTCAAACTGTTTGAAAGATTATCGTGAATTATGGGGAACATCTAATTGGGATTGGCGGGATGAACACATCATTGACGACGTTTACTATTTTCACGGTATGGGCAGTAGCGGGATTCATCCCGCCTTTACTTCCATGCAAAAACTCTTGATGAGTGTGGTGCAGGGTCACATTCATTCAGCAGCGGGAATTAAATGGAGGGCTAATCCTCAACGCAGAATCTTTGGTATGGATGTTGGTTGTGGTGTGGATGATAAGCAGATTGCTTTTGCCTATGGACAAAAGAATCAAATTAAAAGTATGCTAAGTGCAGGTGTAGTCTTGGATGGCATACCCCAACATTTTATTATGCCAATGGGAACGGGAGAAAAGTATAACAAAAGGAAATTCAAATGAAAACATTAGTTGAAACGATTTTCTGGATTGGATTGGCGTGGTTAGCGGTGGCGGTAATGATCTTTCTTGCTTGTGGGTGTAGTCCTATTAACAGTCCTTTGCCTGTTACTGATCTCCCAGTGATAGGCCAGGGACTTACCAGGATTGAAGGCGACGCTACGGATGCCAAAGCTCACGTCCAGCGTGCTACCCCCCATGCTGATCCCATTGGTAAGACAGAGTTGACCGGAGCGAACGATAGTTTGACTGACTTGTTGTTAGAGTTAGCAGATACTGAAATAGCATACGCCAGTGTAACCAAACAAGTTGAAGCTTTAGGTCGATCAAATTTCACTCTAGTTCACGATTTGGAAGCCGAACGTGACCATTGGTTGGGTTATAAGACTCGCCAATTAATCTTCTGGCTTTGTTTGGTAGTTGGATTAGGGTGGGTGAGTATTGGACTTGCTGGCATGTTACTTAAAGGTTTTGGCGGAGGAACAATGTTTGCTGTTGGTCAACAAATTCTTCGAGCTTTACCTCTAGCCAATCTGTTCAGTGCTGGAGCAAATAAGATTATGGAGGTTCGTAGCGTACCCATAACTCAACCTGTGACTGTGAATGTCAATGTACCAAAGTAAGGTAGTATGCGTTTTACATTTACTCGATTCTGGACTAGTTGGCTTTTTGGTTTTGGGTGGGGCATTGACGCGATAGATTTTCATTTTGGTCCTTGGACCTGGAGAATTAATTGGTGAAACCCATACGTACTGATGAAGGGGTGATCGCCCTGGTTCGCCAATATGCTCCTACACGAGCATGTGAGCGAGCTATTGATGAGGGCAATTGGAACGTAATCAAAGACCCCGCATTTTTCGGATGGAGGGTATACGTAGAGACTATAAATAAATGTTGGGCATTCACTGTGATCTGTGATGAGATCAACAGAAAGTACAAGGTGATTACATGCGTATGATTATGCTAGATACTGATAAACTGGATTATGGTATTGTTCGCGACATAAAGAGTGCGTTTATATGGAATCGAAATGGTGAACAGAGATTAATACCTTTTACGGTACTTGATAATCTCCATCAATTATTTCGAGATTATAGTGATGCTTACCGTGCGGGTTTGATTTGGGAGATTCCACAACATTGTCTTACATTACGGTGGGAACAGACTACGCCTTTAACTGACGAACCGGAGTTTGCGAATAAGCCAATTCAACCCAGTTCCGATAAGAATGCTTGTCGTGGTGAAGTAAACTCCCCACCCCCAAAGAGCTTTCCGCTGGCCCGCCTCTAAGACATTGATTCGTCGTTCTAGTGGTCCAACTTGCGAGATGAGTGAGTCTATTTTAATGAACAATTCATCTCGCAGGTTTTTTATCATTGGTTCGGCAAGTGCTTTGTGATATTCAATCATCGCATCGAACATGTTATTAGCCATGATTACTGCACTCCCTTTTGAATACTTTTAAGTGCCGCCACCTT